CAACCGGTGCTCGATACCTTGCTGCGCACCCGACGCGCACTCCCATCGGTTCTGCCAGCCATCGCGTGAGGCCAGCGCGTCTTGCTGGCTCTGGGCGGCACCACCCTCGGTCCGGTTGGCGACTTGCCACCCTTGCCGCGACTGTCCGACCGTCGGCCGCTGGGTGTGGGAAAGGTAGTTCACCGTTCCGGAGAACACGACGCCCGGCAGGCTCGCTCCCTCGCCAGTTCCCAGGTTCAGCGGCACACTCGGCCGCAGCACCAGGGACCGAACGCTTAGTCCCGGAAGACTGGCCAGCAGCTCCGCCCGTGCCGGGGGCAGGAACTTGATGGTGACCGTCGGCAGCGGCAGCCCGGCCGACAGTCGGATGTCGTCTCGGGGCGCCACATAGGTCGCACCGAAGACGAGGTGGGCGTCAGTCGCTGCGGGCTGATCAAAGACCAGATCGACCAGTGGTGGCCCGATCTCCGCATTCGCCTGCACACCGGGAAGCGCCGCCTGCAGCGTCGCCGCAATCGGATCGGCTGGCACGGACTACCCCAGGATGGCCGATACCAGTCGCGCGTCTCCGCCGAGGTACAGGTTGGTGCTGGCAAGTTTCACGTCGCCGGACCCGTCCGTGCCAGTGCAATCCAGATCGAGGGCGGTCACGTCGTTGCCATTCACCAGGCGCGCCCAGGTGGCAATGCCGGTGGCGGTAATGAGGCCGTCCTCTTGCTGGGTCAGCGTCAGCAGTCCCGCCGCGACCGTGCCCGCGGGCTTGGTCAGCTTGATCTCGACCAGCATCACGCTGCTGGGAAGCGTCGCGGGCGTTGCCGGCCGCGTGCCACCGTAGATCCGCAGGCGTGCCGGGTTGCTGCCCGCGTCGAGGAAGGCCAAGGTGCCAGCCAGGCGTGCCTCGTTGTGTTCGACAGTGATGGCAACGGTCATGGCATGACGTCCGGACGAAGGTTGTCGGCGATCACCGCGCGGTACATCTGCTTGTAGTCGTAGCTGACGACCGTGTAGCGCTGGTCGCGATCGAGATAGTCGAAGTGGTAGTCACCGCCCGTGTTGCTCCAGGTCTCGGCAACCAGCGTGTTGGCGTTCTCGCTCAGCAGCAGCACGCGGCGCACGAGCGGCTGGTTCGGAATGCCTTTTTCCTTGACGGTCCCGACGATCCGACCGTGACCACTGAAGTGGATGTTCTTGCGACCTGCGCCGATGGCGTGGAAGTCGAAGTCATAGCCGCCCACGCGATTCCAAAGCTCAGACGCCGGGCTGTTGCGACGTGCGAGGTCAGTCGTCGCGGTCACACCGATGTTGGCGTCCGGGCTGGGCAGCACCGATGTGGACCCGCCCGACAGGTGAACCAGCGTGCTGTCGGAGTTGATCGACACACTGGCCGGGAAGGCTGGCAATCCTGACGGGGTCGCGCCCGCGATGGCATGCACGCGAGCCGTCGCGCCATAGAGGAACACACCGGGAACGAGCTTGCCCCGGTAGGTGGCGTCCGCCACTTGGAACATCAGCACGCCAGCGGCCTTGAACTGGATCAGCCGCGACCAAGGAACCCCACCGGCGTCGAAGGCGCCGACGATGACCTCGCAACGCAGGATCATTCGCTGACCGACGTTGAAGGTCGGGGCGACGCCGACGATGCCAGCGATGGGTGTGGCGCCGTCGTTCAGACCGCCAGTGACCGCAGCACCGTCACCGAAGCCGCTGTTCCAACGCGTCACACTCCACGCGCCGTCGATATGGGCGAAGCGATAGCCTTCAGAGCCATTGCCTGTGGTCATCCACAGACCCAGATGCTTGCGTGCGCTCGGGTCGGTCAGGAACTCGAGGTCCGCCTCAAACCAGAAGTCCCCGCTGGCCGTCTCGTTGAAGCGCAGGATCGACTGCGCATTGGGCGCGGAGATGTCGATGGCCTGCTGGCTGCTGTTGTAGGTTGCCGTCATGCTCCCCAGCGCCGTGGTGTACCCACCCCCTGGCGCCGTGGCAAAGGTGTCACTCAGCGGATACGTCACGGATCACCTCCAGGGCCCCGTGATGTCGAAGGCGATCTGCGCCCCTTCGGTCTCCGAGCTGTACTGCGTGCGCACCAGCAGAAACTTCTTCCCGGCCTGGCCCGCCACGTTGTCGACAATGGTCTGGTCACTGTAGGGACGGTCCTGCGGCATCCACAGCATGCCGGGCATGATCCCGCGCATGTGGCCGTCCTCCTGGCGCACGTAGGTCGGCAACAGCCACAGGCTGTAGTCCGCGCCGTTCGGGAACGGTGTCGGGCCGCGACCGCAGACCTGCTGGCTGTTGTTGGTGTTCAGGGACGTCAGTCCAAACCGCACCGGATTGCCAAGCTGCGTGTGGTTACGCAGCAGCGTCTTGCCGGTGAAGTCCAACGACATGCACAGCCCGTAGCCCCCGTTCTGCCCGGGATAACTCCAGTAGCTGCTCATGCCCGAGAAGTTGTCGTCTGCACCCAGAACCGTTGCGTAGTTGTCGCCGGCCTTGAAGCTGATGATGTCGCCAAAGCAGTACGAGTTGCGGCCGTACCAGCCATAGCCGGCGGCGTTGGTGCAGAAGAGAAAGAACAGACGGTCGTCACCGACGAGGACCCAGTTACGAGCACCCGCACCGCTGTCGCCATTGCTTTCGTACTGCGTGTTTCGGGCGTGATACCACTTGTACCAACCCCACTGACTGCCCGTGACCTGCTTCCAATTCTGCGTTGGGCTATTGGGGTCGTAAGGGGCCTGTGCGCCGACGATCGTGTCGATGTCGGACAGGTCCTCCACGATGCCGACGTTGGCCCACTTCGCCCAGGTCGTCGTGTAGTTCGGGGTCTTCAGGCTGTTGTCGATCAGCAGCAGGTTCTGCGGCGACTGCGGGTTCTTGCTGCGGTATGCCGCCTTGTTGGTCCCCGAGAACGGCTTCTCCCAACCCAGTGGCGCGACCTTGGCTGTGAGGCTGGTACTGGTGGTCGCGGGCGATGCCGGCGTGCCACTGACCGCGAAGGTAAACGTCGTGGTCGTGGTCGAGATCACTCGGAACTGGCCGTTGTAGTCGGCCTGATCGGCGCCAGCGATCTGCACGACTTGCTCGCGCTGGTAGGCGTGGCCCGTGCTGATCGTGGCCGTGGCGACGCCGCCAGTGCACGTCAGCGTATCAATGGCCTTCAGCGCGAAGCCGTTGATGAGGCAGGCGTCGAGCATCGTCACCAGATCGCCCCAGTTGTTGGAGATCTGCGGAGCGCCCGTCATTCCGCTGTTGAAGTATTTGACGGTGAGGTCGGTCATGTCGGTGGTTTCCTTGGTCGAACGGAGGAGGACGGCGCGCCATCAAGGCGTATCGACGTCCCCGCGAATGAGCAGCGTGAAGTTGTCGTCAGGCACCGACTCCGGGCCCTGCTGGACGGTGCGCACCACCCAGACCGGGAACTGCGCGCCGATGGTGTTGAAGCGCAGCACGTTGCCGGTCGCCCAGCCGTTGCCCCAGCCCAGTGCCGGCAGGTAGAAGTACGGAACGCCTGTGGCCGGGTTGTTGGGCGCGCAGTCGGTGCTGGTGTTGCCGGTGGCGATGACACCGACGTTCTCGCCAATCACCTCGAACGAGGTGCTATTGGTGAAGCGCACGATCCAGCGCTCGGTCAGCGCACCCCGGTTCGTGACCCGAATCGGGTACTGCGTGTTGTTGAAGGTCGCGGTCGCCGCCGAGCCAGAGATCGCGTCGGACCAAGCCCCGCTCCAGGACGCTTGATCGAACACCAGGCTCACGCGGGCGAAGAGGTCTCCGGCCACCAGTGCACTGGCCACGAAGCTCCCCGACGACGGATCACCGCCGGTGGCCAGCGGGTACTCGTGGGTGAGTGCGCGGGTGAAGCTAACTTCGCCGCTGATCTGGACATCGCGCACGACCGCCATGTCCTCGATCCGGTGCTCGATCGTCACCGGCTGGCTGTAGCCCGACACGCTCGTGAACGTGACGGTGCCGGCGTCGAGGTCCGTGGTGTAGCCGGTGTTGATCACCGCTCCGTCGTGCCCGACCACGCGCACACGCGACAGCCGGACTCGGCCGCAGTCGACCGTCTGGCCGTTGCTCACCGACGTGGTGATCTTTCCGGTGTGACCGACGACGGCGAAACCGCCCGGTCGGAAGATCGGCACTCGGCCGTCGCTGGGCAGGCGCACCGGATCGATGCCCAGCAGATCGGCATCCAGCGGCAGGTAGCTGTAGGCGACCGCGCTGTAGCGCAGGCTGGATGCGGCCACAGGTTCGGGCTTGAAGATCTTCCCGTCGCTGCCAACCGCCTCGGCCGCATACCAAGGCTCGGTCTCGTTGCCGGCGGCCGTGACCCGGGAGCCGAAGCGAACCCGTACCAGGCCGGTCTGGTAGTCGACGCTGCCAATGACCCCTGTTGCCGAGATCGCGCCGTCAATGCCAGCGGTGACGCTCTGCGTCCCACCCACAGCGCGGGCGTATTGGATTGACAGTGAACCGGGACGCAGCGGCGCCGCTCCTGTGCGGAACACGAACTCGCTGGAGATGTTCTCGCCAACGGTAGTCACGCAACTGGCGCGCGTGATGGCGTTGGTGGCCCCCGCCGTCCAGGAGGTGAGCGCCACATCGCCGGACAGGTAGTTGATCGTCCCGCGCGTCACCCAGCCACTGGTCGTGAACTCTCGCAGCGTTCCTTGGCCGTTGTCGCCCCAAGGTTGCGAGCCGCTGATAGACAACAGAACCGTGCCCGTCACGACCTGGGCATTCACGCCCGGCACCAGCTTGAACGCCGGCTGGAACTGGAATGTCTCGGTGTGATTGCTCGTCGAGCCCGCGCTGTTGTAGCGCAGCTTGACGTAACCCGACTCGTCGTTGGGGTACAGGGACGGGGCAGAGATGTACTGGATCCCAGAGTAGTTCAGCCGGTACATCATCCCCACACCCCAAGCCCAGCCGATGCTCTGTGCGCTGTAGCGCGGGCTCGGGATGCGGACCGTGACGTCGGGGTTGAACACAACCGCGCCGGTGGCGTAGTCCACCGAGCCGACAGCGCTGCCGTTGAGCAGCAGGTTGCCGGCACCGTCGTCGCGAGCGATCTGCGTCGGATCGACCCAGTTGTTGAGCCCGATGCCCATCTCCTGGATCTGCTTGAGCGTGTAGACGCCTAGGCCCGTAGTCTGGGTCAGCGTGTTCCACTCGACTTCGAGCGAGCCGGGCTCGATCGAGCCGAGCGCTGCAGTGACCGGCACCGAGCCGGACCCGTTGCGTGATGGGTGGGCGAAGGAGTCTTCCTGCTTCGGACCCGCCACGTAGTTGACCGTGAGCTGGGTGCCCACCGACGGCAGAACCGTGGGTGCGAAGTCGACACGGTGCTGCGCGACCGACAGCGATCCACTGGCCGCGCCGGACAACTCGCCCGAGGTCGCGGCCGTCGCCGTCTTGGTGCCGTTGAACTCCCAGGTGATCGACAGCGAACCCGGCTGCACGGCGAGGCCAGTGGGCGGATTGAGCACGAGGCTCTGCGACGCCTTGAGCGTGGTCGCGGGCTGCTGTGTCTCCTGCGTCGGTACGTTCCATGTGAGGATCAGCGAACTGCCGACGTCCGGCAGCGCGCCCAGGGTGACGACATAGGCTCCGGTGTTGCGATTGAAGGTGCCGGCGCCATAGCTCGCGTCCAGTCCCTTCAGCGAGCCGTTGCCGCCATCGGACAGGACATACCAGCGTCCCTGCGCCATGTAGCTGATCGAGAGGGTGCCGGGCTGGGCGATCGGCATCACCGTGCCGACGTAAGACTGGCTGCGGGACTCGGGTGTGATCGCCACCTCGGAGCTTTGCGGAGAGCGCAGGATCTGCGCCGCTGGCGTGTAGGTGATCGCCTTGGCGTTCGACATCGACCCGGAGTTGATGGTCAGGATGCCGTTGGCGTAGTCGATAGTGCCGATGGTGCCGCTGGCGGTCTTGAGCAGTCCCGCGTCATCGAAGATGGTGATGCCATCGGTCTGGATGGCAAGTGACCCCGGCAGACAGCCACCGGGAAGGTTGAACTTGATCGTCGTGGTCCACGCGTGGGTGGCGGTGTAGCTGACCGGACTCGCGCCAGGCACCGGAAGGCCGGCCGCCGCATAGGGCGGCACGAAGGAGATGGGCGTCTCGGTCTGGGCGCTGGGCACCAGCTGGGTGTAGATCGATGCCCCCTTGATGGTGAACGCACCCACGGCAGCGGCTTGTGTCAGCGGCACCACGCCCACGTAGGTGCCTGCGTCGGCGACCACGGTGTCCCGGACCTTGGTGCTGTTGGTGGCCCGGGTGAAGGTTCGTGTGGCCGGCGAGCCGGTGAAGTCGTAGCGCAGCGCGTCGCTGATATCGACGGTGACGACGGCAGCCTTGTAGTCCTGGTCGCTGTTGTAGGTGAAGGTGCGCTCAATCGACGACACAGCTGTGGCCCGGACGTACTGCTCCTTCTGGGTGGACAGTCCCTCGTTTTCGATGAGGACGAGCGTCTGGCCGACGTTGGGGATCGCGTCGGTCGTGCGCTGGAACAACTGGATCACCCGCTGGCCGGCGATGTGGTTCTCGAACAGGTACCCGGCCCATTCCGGTCCCTTGTTCAGGTAGGCCTCGATGCGGGTCTGAGCCTGCTCGCGGGTATCGAACGTCCGCTCGGTGGAGAACAGGGTCACGCTGACGCGCGGGTCCTTCGGTGGTTCGGCCACGATGACGTTGGCGCCGAAGTAGGTGTCGGTGTCATCGGTCTGGACCGAGACGAAGGACTTGCGCAGGTTGACCCGTCCGCCCGCGCGATCGAGTTCCGAGATGTCCGGGAAGATGGCGTTGGACACGCCGTCGACGATGGTGATCCCTGTGGGCGCACCACCCCCCTCGGGGACGTCGGCCATGACGGCGGACTTCAGCAGTTTCACGTCGCCGGAATGAATCGGCATCTCAAAGCTCCAGGAATTTCAGCGTCAGTCGGTAGAAGTCGGTGTCGGCCCGCGCCGGGAACCCCAGCACGGGCTCCGACTCGATCGGCGTCTCGGCGTGGCGGAAGGCCACCGTGAAGGACGGTCCGTCCGCCAGGGTCAGCGCGAAGCGCCCAGTGGTGGCGCCGACCGGGATGGACGCCCATGCACGCAGTTGCTCGACCGTCGCGCGGGTAACCCACGCCATGTCGGCGGCGCCCACCAAGGTGATCGGACGGCCTGCCTGCCGGGTCGCCGACTGGATCAGCAGCGCGCCCGTGATCAGGTAAGACGTGGATGCCACCGCCGGCGTCCAGGCGTGTTCATCGGTCCACAGCAAATCGTCGGGCAGCAGCAAGGCCACCTCGTCGGAGAGGTTCATCAGTTGCATGTTTTGGTTTTCAGACGGCCCTGGCGCGGGCCGTATCGAGGATTTGCAGCAGGCGCGACTCGTCTCGCGCGTCGATCGCGGCGTTGACCTTCCGGTCACCCGCAGACAACTCGACCCGCACCGTGCGCGTCGAGCCACTGTCGGCCGGCAGCACCGGGCGCGAAGCGCCGCTGACCCAGGCCGACGACGGTTGCACCAGCCCGCCCGTAGCGAACCCCTGGATGCCCGCCATCGCACTCCCCGCCAGAGCTTGCGCAGGAGCGCTCAGGTTGTTGATGGCTTCGAAGAACCCGGCGCCGAAACGCGACACCGCATCCTTGTTGACCACGTACTCACCGGGCGTGAGCATCGCGGGGATGGTGTCGGATTTCGCGACACCACCGCGCCGGAAGAACTGCCCCTGGTTCTGCTCCATGTAGTCGATCAGGTCGCGCTCCAAGTCCTTGCCCCAGAGCAGCGGCTGCGCCATCGCCTGACGCCAGGTCTGCTTGATGCGCTCGAGCTGGCCCCGCTCGTTGGAGGTGAGTGTCTTTCGCCCGATGAAGTCTTCGATGGCGCGCCGGTCCTGCTGGGCCTGCTTGCCGTAGCTCTCCATCGTCTTCCAGCGCATGTCCAGGCTGACCGACGCACCGTAGTTCCACTGGAGCCAGTTGGTGTACTGGTTCATGCCGTCCAGGCCGAGGTCAATCATCTTTAGAGCTTCAGCCGCCTCGCGATTGCGCTTGGGTCCACCGTCGCCGTTTCCTGACGTACCAAGTCGGCCCAACACAGGACCGCCAGTTGCGAATCGGGCCACGCCAACCGCAGCGGCCGAAGTGCGCGCCATATTGGCCAGGCGCGACAACGCCGTCCCGCCGTACTTCTGGACGGCAGCTTTGCGGATCACGAAGGCGCCGGCGTCCAGCGTGCGCGGTACCGTGTCCTGGTTGCCGGAGCCGGGGACCGTGCCGCCACTCATGCGCGCAAACACAGGTCCCACACTCCCGCCTTCAGCGAAGCGACGGATGCCGCTACCCACCAGGCCGCCGGTGGCGTTCACCTCGACGCGCTGCACGTAGATCGTGTGCGTGCTGGAGGTGTTGGCGCCGTTGAGGCTCATCACCTCGGCGCGGGCCGCATCGGCATTGGTACTGATCTGGTGCCGTGACTCGGTCTGGATGCGGTCGAGCGCGCGGATCATGCCTTCGACGTTGGTGATCGAGGCCTGCGCCTTCTCGGTGGCGACCTTCAGTTCCAGTTGCGAGTTCTGGTCGGCGTAGGTCTTCAGGCGCGCGAGTGCGTCTTTCGCCTTGGAGACGTCGGCATCGACCGGGAGCGTCTTTCCTTCCTTGAGCAGCTGCTCGTACTGCTGCAGCTTCTTCTCAGCCTCCTGCAGATCGGCCTGGATCGACAGCAGCAACTGCTTCTCGGCCACTGCCTTGTCGAGGTCGGCGATCGCCTTGTCGAACCGCGCCGTGTCGGCGTCGATGGTGACCTTGAGCCCATCCTTGAGCTTGGCCGTGATCTGGTCGATCTGGGTCTCGGTCTGGGTCAGCGTCTCTCGGATCTGGTCTCGGGCCGTCAGCGCCGACTGCGCGGCCGTCTGGTGCGCCTTGGCTTCTGCGTCCAGCGCCTTGTTCAGGATCTCCTCGGAGTCACGAATGCGCTGGATGGCCTGATAGACGCCGTCCTTGCCCTGCGCGATCGCCGTGTCGGCGTCCTTGGTGCGCTGGGCAAGCTCCGCACGCAGTTGATCGGCCTGACGCATCAACGCGTCGGCCTTCTCGTACTCTTGCCGGCGGTAAGCCTCCCGCGACTGCGCCTCGAGTTGGGCGACCTGCGAGACACTCTGCTCTGACTGCTTGCGGGCTTCCTCGGCGCGCTTGGCCTCGTTCGTCTGGCTGCTAGCAACCTGCGCCGCCAGGTCCATCGCCTTCTGCGCGTACTGGCGGGCCTGCTCCAGTTCACCAGCAGCCAGCGCGTCGCGGGCCTTGGACTGGTACTCGTAAATCTGGCGCTTGCGGTCCTCGGTCGCCTCGACCTCCGTCATGCCTTGCCGGAGGATCTCGCGGATGCGCTCCTCCGTCGTCATCGACAGCAGGCGCTTCTCCTCCTCAATGCGCTTGATCTCCGCCAGGTGGCGGTTCGCCTCGGCGTTGAGTTGGTCGATGTGCTGACGGTACTCGGCCGCCGCCTGCACCATGGTCTGGCGCTTGGTCGCCAGGATCTCGTTCTCGACGCGGGTGACGTTGGCCGATCGTTCCTGCTCGGTCTGGCCATCGCGACGGGCCGCATCGATCCGTGCTTTGGACTCATCGTCGATGAGCTTGAGCGTGTCGGTCGTCGCTTGTCGGCGTAGCGTGGTCTGCTGGGTCAATGCATCACCAAGCAACTGCGTCGACTTGGTGATCAGCGCCGTTTCCGACTGGGTCTTCAGTTCGAGCGCTGCCTGCTCCTGTTGGTAGCGCGCTTTCACCGCCTCGATCTGCCGCTGCAGGTTGGCTTCGACGATCGAGGTCAGCTCCTTGTAGGCCTCGGCCATCTTGGCGGTCGAATCGTTGACCACCTGAGTCGCCTTGCCAACGGCCTGCTCGACCTCGCCCAGCCGGGACTTGAGCTTCTCCAGGGCCGTGTGGACAGCCTCGACACCACGCCCCACGGCCTCTTGGGTGCCCTGGCGCACGGCTTCCAGCCGCTTGGCGATTTCCTCGGCGGTGGTGCCGGCGGTATTCATCGCGGCCTTTGCGGCCTCGGACCCTTTGGCCGCATCGGCGTACATCTCGCCGAAGATGCGGTTCATCTCGGCCAAACGGGCTTCGTGGCGCTTGGTGGCTTCTGCGATCGTGTCCGAGGTGAAGATCGCTGCAAAGGCTTCCCAACGGTACTGAAGCTGCTCGACCGCCTTCACCAGCACCTCGACCATGAAGATGCCGGCCTTGCGCACGATCTCGAACTTCTCGGACAACCACGTGCCGATCTCCCAGCCGACCAGAAAGGCCCCGAGGACCATGAAGGCCGTCTTGAGCACACCGACGGTGGCGACCGCCGCCGAGACTGTGAGGTTCGCCGTGGCCCACGCGGATGCCGTGGCGTTCGCCGCCAGAACCGCCGCCGCGCCGGCCGTCTGCCATGCCGTCACCAGGGCAGGCAGGAAGCGGTAGATCAGGACGGCCAGGCCCACGTCCTTGATCACGGTGAGCCACTTCATGACCGTGTCCATGTTCTGCGCAAGCCAGGTCAGCGCCTCGGACAGCTTCTTGGTCATGCCGGTGGACTCGTCCATCTTCTGTACCCACTGCCCGAAGGCATTGCGCACACGCTCGATGGACTGCGACACCGTGGCGGGCATGCTGGCGTACTCCGCCGCCAGCTTGTCCTTCTGCGACAGCAGCGCCTGAACCACAACGTCGGCCGTGAGACGCCCTTCTTCGGCGAGCTTGCGCAGCCGCCCAATGGGCACGTTCAGTCCGTCGGCCAGAGCCTGCGCCAGACGAGGAGAGTTCTCGACGACCGAGTTGAATTCTTCACCGCGCAGCACGCCCGCTGCCAGCGCCTGGCCGAACTGCAGGAGAGACGCCTGCGCTTCGGTGGCACTCGCGCCGGAGATGCGCAAGGCCTGCGAGATGCTCTCGGTGATCGTGAGGGCGTCCTTCTGCTCGCCACCCAGCATCCGCACCGACTGCTGCAGCTTGCCGTACAGCGCAGTCGTCTCCTGCAGCGGGACACCCATGCGCTGTGCGATCTCGAAGAGCGCAGCCTGGGCGACCTTGTATTCATTCGTCCCGGCCGTGGCCAGCTTCAGGCGAGCGCCCATCTGGTTCCATGCGTCGGCCAGTTCGATGACCTCGCGCAGGCGGCCCGCGAATTCGAAGGCCGCCAGGAAGGCCACCAACTGCGTCTTGGCGCGGCCGAACTGCTCGGAGAACGCCGAGACACCGGCTTTCACCTCCGCCAGACCATTGGTGGTCTTCTCGCCGACGGTCTTAGCCGTGGTGGACAGTTCGCCCAGACTGCGCTCGGCCGAGGCGACGGCGCGCTTGAGCCCGTCGTCCGCTCCTTCGAGTGCGACAAGAATGGAAATCCGATTGGCCATGGATCAGTCGACCGCGCGCAGTTGCTTCTCGATTGCTGCAGACAGGCGCGGCACGCGCGTGGCGACCATGCGCTCGATGTCCAGGCGCTTGCGCAACACCACCTTAGGCACGAGCACGGCGATCGGAATGTCGGCACCGCGCTTCAGACGTTTGACGCCTTCGGCCTTGCGGTAGCGTCGCTTGAACCCCGAAAGCGTGCGGTCGTATTCCTGCAGGTTCTCCGCCATCAAGACGATGTTCCCCTTCGAGTTCTTGATGAAATAGGCATTGCCGCCACGCATGAGCTCGGCGATCTGCGCCTTGAAGCGCTTGCGCCCCACGCGACCATGCAGCGGGATCAGAAGGCGCCCGGCGATGACGCCGCCGGTCTCGTGGATCCGAGACCAGGGGATGCGGGAGCCGACATAGAGCGCCGGATAGCGGTTCGGATCCCGGTCCAGGACCTTCGCTGTGAAGCCCTTGATGAAGGACTTCTTGACCACCGCCATCTGACCAGCCACCTCGGCGCGCACGTCCTGGCGCAACTCGCTTGCCTCGGCGGCCATGGCCTGCGCCACGGCCTTCTGCACCTTGGCGCGGATCTCCCCGCCCCAACGCCGCAACTGCGCTTGCCCAGCGGCACTGTCGATCCGGATGGAGACCTTCACGACGGCTGGGCCCGATCGACGAGGCGGTCGAGGGTCTGGTCCAGCTGCCGCGCGTCTCCTCGCGCACCGATCGCGATGAGCGAGAGCGCACGGGCATCGCGCGCCGCATCGGAACGCTCGCACGCCGCGACGAATCCTCGCACCTGCCCCAGCGTGTAGTCGAGGATGTCGGGCATCCGGTGACCGTGCTCGATCAGGTGCTGGACGGCGTCGAACCAGCCGCCACCTGCGGCAGCTTCGTGGTTGCGAATAGAACGTCGAGCTTGGGGATCACCTGCCGGGTAAAAAAATCGGCGTTGACCTCGATCACCTTGGCCGCCAGCAAGATGGCCTCGTCCGCAGCCAGATCATCGACCCAGCCGCGAGGCTTGCCGACCGCAATCGAGATCGCCGACAGCAAGTCCTCGCCGCGTTCGCCGAACAAGGCCAGCCAGTCGATGTCGGTGGCGGTGATCTGATGCATGACTGGCGAGATCGCGCGCAGGAAGGCCGGCATCTGTCCGACCTTCAGCGGCTTGATGGCCAGCGTCTCTCCGGCCACAGACACGCTCGTCGCGGTGGGGATCAGGGTATCCAGATCACTCATGGCCGCCCCTTACAGCTGCACGATGCGACCGAACTGGCCGAGCACCGCGTCGTAGCCCTTGGTCGTGTCGGCCAGCAGCGAGCCTTCCAACTCGAACTTGTTGTAGTCGTCCGAGATGAAGGAGATCTCCTTGAGCGGATCGAAGGCCACGCGATACAGCTCGACCAGGACCTTGGCGTTGCCCTGGGCGGTGTTAATCCCCTCCAGGCGCAGGAAGCGCTCCGGCAGCGCCTGGGTGAAGATGCCGATGTCGGTGACCACGCCGTAGGCATAGGCCGCCTTGAAGGGCGCGGTGAAGCCGGTGGTGTCCAGGAATTGGACGGCACCGAAGTCCAGGTCGGCGGTGTAGTGCGTGCCAGCCGTGAGCGTCGCCGGTGTTCCGGCCGAATCGGTCACCACCAGGCTCGACACCCTGGGGTGAGCGAGGAAGTAGCGGTCGCCGACGACCGGCGTGTCACCGCCAAAGGGCTCGGCCGTCACCGACCCAGCCGTGCCGACGACGTGGTTGCCATACAGGGCGAGCGCCAGGTTCTCCTTGGTGAACTCCTCGATGGTCAGCTTCACGGTCGCCGACTTCTGCTTGACCATCCGGTGATCCAGCGAGCGCTGACCAGTCTGGCTTTCGTAGTGCTCTAGAACGTCGGTCTTCAGCGACAACTTCAGTTCGGCCACGTTGCCGGGCGAGCGCACCTCGATCGGCAGACCGGCGGTGTCGCGCTTGCCGAGAAACACTCGGCCTTGAAAACTTGCATAGGTGCTCATTGCTTGGGTTCCTTACGTTGAATGGGAGAAAGGTCGACGGATGGGTCGGTGGGAGTCCGGACGGGCTTCGGCTCCCGCGCGGCGATGTCGTTCGCCAGCAGCCATTCGGCGGCGTCTGCGTCGACCTCGATGCGGTCACCGGGTCCGTAGGACTTGCCCGCGTGCGTGTGCGGGCGCGTCAAAACGAGTCGGGTCATGGGTGTCATCCTTGGGTTGCCAGGTCTTGGGCCAGCGTTCGGTAGGTGATGCGGTAGCGCGCGGGAATGGAGGCGGCGACGGCATCGGCGTCCTCCACCTCCCACTCGCATTCCTGCTCACGGATCCCGAGCGCGAGTCCGCCCAGATTCACGTCGGACATCAGGGCGGCGTGGGCGGCAGTCAGCAGTCGGTCTGCCTCCGTCTCCGGAACGATGGGAGGTACCGCACGGGCCAGGGCCACGATGCGAACCGTCAGCTCTCGGGTGACGCGGTCATTGGCACGCTCGGTAATGGAATCCGTCTCGGGGAATACCACCAGCGCCGGGCACTGCTCGCGTGTGACTGCCACCGACGGCGACCGATGGACCGTGGCGCCCTGGACCTGCGCTGCCGGACGAACGGCCTCCATCACCGCCAGCAGGATCTGCTCGCGGATCGAATTGCCATCCATGGCTCAGACCCGGGTGAGTCGTGCGCGCCGCTCGGTGCCGTCGCCCACGGCCCGAACCTCACGCACCAGATAGGTCGCCGACCCGATCTGGACTTGCTCCTGGGCTGCCAAGCCCGTGAACATCGATGCCGGGAATGTCATGGCGTACTCGGTGCTGACGGTCAGACCATCCAGGAGGGATTCGTCCGGACAGGAAAATCCCACTGAATGCGACTGGGTCACCGATCCGTCCGACGGGCGCCAGACGCAAGCCTGGAGCAGGCCAGCGCTGGCTGCCGCCGCGTAGACGGTTTCGACCAGGCCCATGGATCAGGCCGCCGTGAGCTTGACCAGCACGCCGGGGCGATGGCACATGGGCAGCGGGTTGGACTGTGTGTGCAGGTCGGTTCCCCGGTCGAACTTGCGCGGCTCCTGCTTGGCGTAGATCGCCTGCCCCAGGGTGTTGGCCGTCTCGTTGAAGTCGGCCGGCGCGAAGTACGTGCCGAAGGTATCCACCGTACCCATCGGGAAGGCATGGGCCTCACCGGCGGCGATGAAACGACGGCTGGTGCCGTTGACGTCCGTCGCCTGGCCACGGTACTCCTCGAAGGTCACGCCGCCGAAGGTGAATCCGGCGCGCATGTCGTTGATGAGCACCGCGCCCTGCTGCCAGTAGGTGAAGGCGTCCTTGACCTTGGGGTGGTCGGTCAGCGCATCGAAGAACTCTGGCGAGCACAGCACCCGGATGCCGGTCATGAACTCGCCCTTGAGGTTGTCCTCCAGATGACGCAGCACGTCGGCGCACTTCTTCTTCACGTTCGACGAAGCATTGCCCAGATCGAAGCTGACGACCGCCGGCGAGATGCCGAACTCGTCGTACAGGTCGTAGATCACCGAGCCGTCGGCGTCGAGGATCACGCCCTTGAGCGCGCCCATGCGCAGGTGCTCCAGCGTGATGGCGTGCTTGTTGCGCATGGTCTCCAGATGCCGAGCCATCACACCGGCCACCGACTCCATCTCGGTCTCCGAGCCGAAAGCGCGAATGCCCTGGACCTCTTCGGGCAGGACCACATCGTCGTGCGGGATGTGCGGGATCACGAACGAGCGCACCTTGCGCTTGCCGCGTGCGCCGACCGTACCCGGGGCACCCGGGGGCAGCGTCGGCAACAGGTTGAGCACGCCGTTCTGCTCCTCGACGATGACCTGGCGCGTGCGCACCGGCTTGGCCGGGAACAGATCGAGCGACTCGAGGCGCCCATAGCGGTTGGGGATGACGTTGATGGCGGAGGTCAGTGCCGCCATCGAAAACGCCGGGGTGTTGAACGGGTTGTTCATGTTCAGGATTCCTTTCAGGCGGACTGACGAATGAGGATGCCGCGTGCTTCCAGTGCGGCGATGGCGGCGACCTTGTGCTCGGGCGTGATGCCCGAAGGCCAGACGACGGCCTGTGATGCGACGACGGCGTGGCGTGCGAGCAGCAGGACGTTGTCGCGCTCGATCAGGCTGGCGTCGCAATCGCCCAGCAGGATCCCCACGGGCGACTCGGTGCCGTCGGTCGCGTCCGGCTCATAGCGCTTGATCTTGGAAGTCGCGGCGACGCGGCCGACGACGGCGCCGAGTTCGAGACGCTGCCCAGCGGCCACGGTGACGACGTCACGCGAGTAGTTGAGGCAGTCCTCCTCGTACTTGAGGAGATCGCCGAGGTTGAGAGGTTCGTTGAGTGCAGACATGGGTTC